TGCTACCAGTAGACTGACTACCGTTAGCAGTTGAAACGCCATTACTTCTAACAGCACCCCAATATCCACCCAAGCCTCCACCTCCACTTGCCAGCCATATGTTCTCATCGTAGTGATCAGAAAGACCACGCCTTGAATCAGGAACATAATTGAGAAAGCAGCTAATAGGTAAACCACGAGTGGTTCCCCCGTTACTAAGTATAGGAGTGCTAAAACCGAACCACCCCTTGCTTGCGTAGTTATAAAGTCGCTGTGCAAGATTGTAGTCAGTATGTCCTTGATACGTTGCACCATAGACGGACGCTCTGGCGAAGGCTTCTTGTGCATGTGTCTCATCTCCCCAGAAGTATCTGTCCTTCAGTGTCTCACGAGAAAACACATTAAGGTTTTCTTCTCTGTCGTAATCAATCTGGATACCTAAATAATCCTGTACGCCTACCTTACTTGTCACTAGGGTGCTCCAACATGTAACTAATCAATCGTTCTTCGTACCACCTAGCTTTACGTAGGTCTTCAATAGGTTTCTTCTTGTACCTAAAGCGCCACATGTACTTCAAGGCATTGCCACGGAGGTATCCAATGTACTCGTCGTGATCGAGCATACCCTTGATGGCATCAATACACTCTAGGCTACCAGTGTTGTAATGCTCTGGCCGGTGTACACTGTCGTACTTGTAGTCCCCGTACAGTGGGTGGTCGTTAGGCTCGTTGTCAAGCTCATTGGTAGCGTTGTCTTTAATAGTCTTAAAACCCATCTTGTTCCACTCCTGTACTGTTATGTTATCAATACTCATCCCATTCATCTCCATTTGTATCTTCTTCAAACTGGTGCAGCCTGTTGATAAACTTATCCTCAAACCTGTCCAGCAGTTCTTCAGCAGAGATGTCTAGAGCCTCCACTAGGTCATCGACATCATACTGCTTCAACACTCTCTCCTTGATCTCATCCATTGTTAGTGACATGATCTACATACTCGTCAACTGTGTAAAATTCAAAACCTTCCTTGTGACACCACTGTCCCATCGTAATCTTAGAGCCTTTCCTGACCTTCTTGTTAGGATCTGACAGTACAAAGATTAACTTGATTGGCTTGATGCTGTCACGTATTGATGTGTACTTCTGGGTGTCTCCTGTCCTAAAGAATCCTTTAGTCTCAATGTAATCACCTGTCTTCTTGTCCACAAAGTCTGGCTTGTACTTCCTGTGCATCACGTATGGTACATCATATGGCTCGTACAGATAGCGTCTCTTAGGTGCTGACTGTGCAAAGCGTTTCTCTAGTCCAGACCTGTAGATGCTTTGCTTACGTGATCTCTTGGACTTTAGGCTCATGAACCACCTCCGTTAAGAACCTTGGCCCGCTTGAGTACAGAAAAGTACGCAGTTCTGGATAGCATGAATGCTTGTACTGACAGTAGGAACAGTTTGCGGGTAATCGCATATTTCCACTTTTGCCGTCTGCTAATGGTTCCGCGCATACTGGTGGTATCTCCTCTGCCTCTACGAGCTTTTTTACGTGACGTATCCTTTCGGCAATGTCACCTTTGATGGTGTTGTACACAGGAGCCTCAGTGTCCTCTAGATCGTACTGTAGGTACGTCAGATGACCGTTAGACTTGTCCATAGCCAGCCAACCGAACTTGGTCTCACCTTCTGAATGTGCGTATGCCTTGATCTGATCGACGTACCCAAACGGATCATCATAGGCCAACGTAGCATTCTTGAACTTCTTGAAACCGTAGGGGCTTGCAGACTTGATGTCAGTCACCACACCATCAATCTTGCAGTCCATGTGACCAGTGATGCCCTCTACCTGACAGACCTTCTGCTCATCGGTGATCGTGTGTCCCGACATGCGGCACAAGAACAAGAGCATTTCCTCTATCAGGTGTCCGTACATGAACTTCACATACGTGTGCCCTTGGATCTCCTCTCCTGAGCCTGTGTCGTTGTAGTGGTGCCATAGGTATCTATCGTCTCTGCCTATGTTGGACAGGCGTAGCTTACGTCCGTCACGAGGCGCATCAGGCATAAACTCAGTGCGCATTAGCTGTTTAACGGCCTCTCCGAACTTGTCAATCTCTGCCTCAACGTCCACCGACTCACCGGCAGCTTTGGTTGTCATAAGCTCGTAGATGTCGTCCACAACTGTATTAACTGTTTTCATTGGAACTTTCTCATAGGCAACTCTAGTATAGCAGTTGCGACAGGGTGCTGAAGGTAGAACCACTCGCCCTTACGGGAATGGCTCTTGGCTAGTAGCTCATGTGCAAACTTCTCAGCCTCGCGTCGATCATTGACATCATATGCCTTGATTAACTCATAGTTCCGGTACGGGGAGCTAGTCTGATACTGCTTGAGCCTATCCTCTGCGTCCACAGCCATCCCCACTTTACACCAGCCGGGGAACGCTGGGTTGACTATGACGTACACCTGCCCTTCCTTCATTGTCTCGTAGGCTCCTAGAGCACTGAAAGCAGCGTCTCCCAGAGTCTTGTACCGTCCGGGCTTATGCAGCGGATGGAATTTAGAGATCTCCTTACCGTTTACCCACATTCTACGGGCATCTCTAGCTTTTACAGCAGCAGGGTTGTCCTTGTAGTACATAGGTTTTCCGGTATTCGGATTCATTTTAGTGCGTTTCTGCCCAGCTTGTGCCAATTTGATACTCCCCTGCAAGTTTGCAGTTTAAGTTAAAGTGTATACCTGCTGCCTCTAGACAAGAGACTGCAAGCTGTCCGAACTTCTCAGCCTGAGATGCTTTAACCTCTGACTGAACCTCATCATGGATATTGCCTACGATCTTATAGTCCATACCCCATAGTTTAGCATACTCATCCAATATAATCAACCCCTGTTTCATCACCAGTGCTCCTGCGCTCTGCAACAGGGTATTGAGTGCTGCATGCTCTGATCGTATCCATAGCCTTCTACCGTCTAGTCCATTGATCCAACCCTGTACTGCCTCTTGACTAATTCTTCCTTTAAGAGCCGCATATGCTGGGAGATTAGACATAAATCGCTCTCTAAGCAGTCTACCAGCACTTGCGCCTCCTCCCGCCACCGCACCAAGTTTCGCATCTCCTGCTCCGTAGAGTAGCGCGTAGATGAAAGTTTTTGCCTGATCTCTTGATTCAAGTCCCGCAAGCTGCTGGTTAGCAGTATGGATGTCTCCTCCAATGACTTCATTTATGTAGTCCTCATCGTTCATGTAATGGGCCAACATGCGTAGCTCTAGGCCACTAGCATCAAAACCCACGAGTTTATACCCGTCAGGCACTGTCCAGCAGCGTCTACAGTCTTCACCGTAGGGTGCTCTGGATGCAGGCACCTGCGCCAAGTTAGGCTTAGCATGTGTCATTCTGCCGGTCACTGCACCGTTAGTATTGACCTTCCCATGCACACGGCCTGTGTCATCGTCTACCGCATCTATCCAAGACTGCACCTGTGCTATTCGTTTCTGAACCATCAGGTACTCTGATATTAAAGCTGCCTGTGGGATGTCCTTGATTCCCTCCAAGACCTTCTCATCAACCATAGCCTGTCCTGTCTCAGTGAACTTGCACGGCTTCCAGCCATAGTACTGTAAGTATCTGCCAATCTGCTGTCGTGACCCCAAGTTAAACTCAGGGTAGTCTACTCTAGAAAAAGGGCCACCCACGGTCTCCCAAGAGTCTCCCAAGAACTTCAAACCTACGACAGAGATGGCTCCATCCTTTTTTACTTTAGGTTGTATCTCCTTAACGAATGTTGGTAGTGGTCTGAAGGTATCCTGTACTGCATCCTCCAGATCGTTCAGTTTCTCACGTAGCGTAGAGACTAGTTCCGTAGCTCTCCTGCTGTCCAATAGCCAGCCATTACGCACTTGTTGCTGGGTGATGTCCTGCACCTTGTGCTCTAGCTTTACTGATTCATCACTGAACTTGCGTAGATCCCACTCCAGCTTATTGTAGAGTGCTGCTGTCACCTCTACGTCACGCTTGCAGTAGTCTATCATTTCCTGTGACAGGCAACTCCAGTCCTCATGGTCTCCCTTGGGAAACTGTAGCCTCTCACCCCATGCTCTCAGTGAGTGCCCCTTGTCTAGCTGTGGATTCGCTAGTCGAGACATGACCAATGTGTCCTTAACACGATCTTTGTCTATCTCAACGTCCCACAGGCGCTTCAGGACAGGAATATCGTAGCCCAGTAGGTTATGGCCTACCACATAGCCATCGCCCTCCAGAGCGGCTTTTAGAGACTCAGGATCATAGTGCTCTTGTAGCACCCCGTCCTGCATCGTGACTACAATCCACACTTTAGTAGGCTTTAGTCCGTCAGTCTCTGCATCTAAAAAGATGGGACTACAGGGCATTTGGCACCTCCTGTGGTTTTGCTGTTTCCATCATCCTGCCAGTGACCTTATCGTACTTCAGCCAGCAGCAGGCTCCTGTTAGGCCAGCGTAGCGATTCTTGAGCACACGCACTGTGGTTGTATTGCGTATCTGCTCGTTGTCGTTCTGCTGGTCTCTCTCAAGCCCTATCACCATGTCCGATAGCTGTGCAATGGACTGAGAGCCTCGTAGCTCACTTAGGCTAATCTGCCCACCGTCCTCGTGTGCACGGCCCTGAGTGCGCCTCAAGTGTGACACGAGAAATAGTCCTATGCCTAGCTCCTGCACCAGTGACCGTAGCTTGGTCATAATAGCGTCGATGGCCTTGCGCTCATCTCCATTCTCTTGTGCTGACACTACGATAGACAAGTGGTCTAGAATGATCCACTTGCAGTCTAACGCTTTTGCCATGTAGCGCACGCGAGCCAACAGATTGTCTTCGCTTGTGCTACCCCAGTGATCGAACAGGTAGTAGCGTCCAGTGCCCATGGTTTGCTCCCAGAACGGGAAGGCAACGTCAGGGTCTAGATCCTCCTCTAGGTGCAATGGACAATCTGATGCAATGGACATGATGCCAAGAGCGGTACGTGCTATGTCTTCCTCCAGCGCGAGGATGCCTATGTTGTCCTCCGTCGCGTTTAGTAGGTAGTACTCTAGCTCGCGTACCATCTGGCTCTTGCCCATGCCGGAGCCGCTAGTGATCGTCACCAGTTCGTATGGACGGAAACCCTTGGTGTGGGTGTTTAGCCCCTGCCATGGGTACGGTATGCTCTGCACCTTGATCTTACTGGTCAGCGCGTCCCATGTGTCCTTACCACTGATGATGCCATCGGGCTGATAGACCCTAGCGTCCCACCATGCACTGGTGAAGTCCTTGATCTTGTTAGCCTGTAGCATATCGCTAGCGTCCTTCATAGGCAGCTTAACGATTCTCAGCTTGTTAGGGCTAAATAAGTCCTTGACTTCCTCAACGGCTTGCTGTCCGGCCTTATCGTTGTCAAAGCACAGCACGACATTCTCGTAGCCCTCTAGCCACTCTAGCTGTTCCTTGATCTCCTTAGCAGCAGCGGAGGCACCAGAGCGTAGGGACACTACGTCATACTTGCCACCCACCATCTCAGAGACAGACAGGCAGTCCAGTTCACCCTCAGTGATCGTCAGGTACTTACCACGGCCCTTGCACACCTGCTGACCGAACAAGCCGACACCCTCGACGCTACCAGTGACAAAGAAGTCTTTGTTTCTCACTAGGCGTACTTTGGTGCCCTTGATCTCATCGGCATCGCTGGCGTGATAGGGATATATGTGCTTCGATATTTTACCCTGAGAGTCATACTCAACTGTCACTCCGTACTTTTTGCACGTGTTCTGGCTGATACGTCTGTCAGGAATATCGGCAATGACTCCTGTTACTTCCAATTTTCTCCTCAATGGCGTAGGTTCTGCCATAGGTTTGTCCGTGGGTCTGCCTACAGCGTAACAGGAGAAGCAATAGCTTCCCCCATCACTGTAGACTGCCTTAGCATCGGAGGAGCCACACTTATCGCACGGCTCATGTCCGATGAATTTAGAGTGCTGAGTCAACGCCTGCGGCTCCCATCTCCAACACGCGAATACCGTCCATGTACACAGGCACGCCGTACACTGGGTGTTCATTCCCGTACTTGTACGATATGCGCACTGTGGAGCCAGAGGGGACATCACCTGCGATAGGCTCACCCTCTGCGTCAATGACACGCACCGGATACTTGCTAGCGAACTTACGCTGCAAGATAGCATCGGCACCCTCGCCGTAGGACTTCAAGCGAACACCCTTACTGGACAGTTCGTTGCTGGTCTCATCGTTGAGAGTCAGAGTCACAGTATACCGCCCAGTGTCCTTGCCTTCGTACACTTCGGTCTCTTTGATGTTAACAAACATCGCTTTGCCTTCAATTACCGCCATCTATAGTTCTCCTGTATGTAGCGATTGAACAATTGTGTATAGGTTTTTTGTCTATACACTAGTATTTTACAGCCTGCGCTCCTACAATGCAAGCTCTTTTTGCACATATTCCCTATATTCTGGTTCCTCCTGTTGAAAAATTGCCTCATTAGACTCGTGTAGGCACTCGTCGCATAAGTCTAGAAACTCTCCAGACACTTTGTCTTTACGTTTTAGCTCGTGGTCTTCGAGCAGTACATTGCATGCTTTGCATCTCATTAGTGTATCTCCTGTGCTGCGAATAGTCCGTCATGCAATTGTTGCACTTCCGTTATGGTTCTGTTTTCTAGATCGTGTGTCATCCATGATGCCGCCATGGCTAGTAATTCCTGTACGCTGCATGCGTTCAGTTTATAGTCTACCAGATCACGTATCATTAAATCAAGAGGATCTAAGTTATCACTGGGGTCTGTTATGTCTTCGTTGTAACTGTATGAATCGCTCATGCTGCTATCTCCTGTTGATTGAAAAACTCTAGACTGGCGTTAGTCCAGCGCATGTCGATTGTATCTGCTTTGCTAATGTAGTACAAGCGATATGCTTCGACTGCATCATATCTTTTGTACTCATCGGGCATGCACTGTGGTGGTGGTGTGTGGTCTATATTCCATGGCATGCCTTCTGGAGGCGCTGAGAGAGCGTCTCTGCACTTTTCTATGGTTAAGTGTGTCTTCCCATAGCGTCGAGTATATTCGTCTCCTAGAGCCATCATGTGCGCGTAGAGCCACCGATAATTAGCAGTGCATTCTCTAGCCCATACAGTGCTAGGGTGATTCTTGTGTGTGCTTTTGTACACTGCGCGATCACTACCGAACTCGTGGTGAGCCGTAGAGAGCATTTGTGCGCTCTCTAGGATCATTTTTACCACATGCTTGTCACACTGCTGTTGTGCTGCCCGTATTGGGCACGTGTCAAGATAGAAGATGTTCATGCGTCTATTGCTCCCAGTATGTCCGTGTCTAGCAATTCTGCATTGTCAAGCTCTGCCACGTCAAGTATATCGTGAGCAATACTTTTCGCGTCATTCTCAGACATAGCGGAGACGATTAGTTCGACAGTGACCACGTAGTTTTCTGGCTCACTGTCTTGGTCTGCCTCGTGCAGTCTGTCAATAGCTACAGCATCGGAACGTTCTCGTGCTGTGTCTATGTTGCCCAGCGTGTACCCTAGTGTATTGAATAAATCCATTGTCTATTGCTCCTGTTCTTCGTTGTCTTCGTCTTCGATCCAAAAGTTAACACTGCCCAATCTGGTGCCGTACATGTCCACATTGTCCACACTGGCGCTGTGGTTTACTGGGCACTTGTCTAGCCACTGCCAGAACTCGTCGCTGTATAAATCCATCGTCTCATGCTCCTGTTATGCGTTGTTGATATTCTCTATTAGTTCACTTATTTGTTTTCTGTGGAATCTCAAAGTAGACCATACTGCTTTCTGCTCCATTAGTTTAGCATCTGCAATATCCAAATCAATGCTTTTCTTGATCTTCTCCAGTTCGCCTACAATCTGGTGTAGGCATATGCCGTCTGGTGCGCTCATGTCTCATACTCCAATTGTTTTAATTACCTTCATTCTCTGAGCTAGCACCCATGTGCCACCTTGAGATTCTGGGCGATTGTACTTTTCAAAATCCTCTACGTCAACCATTGCCCACACTCTTGTGCTACCTTTCGGCTCCAATTTCAAATGTGGCGCGTTGGGCGTTAGTGTGCAGTGCCACCCTTGACGCTGGGCAAATCCCTTTGTCGGGTGGTTCTCTGCCTCCAGCCACTCACCCATAGGCACTCTCTGGCTTGCGTTGATGAATAGCGGCCCTAGTGTGCCGTCTTTGCGCTGCCGCAGTAATTTATACGCTATCATTGCTCTCGTCTCCTGTTGTCTCGAATGTTTCTCCTGCTCGCGCTCTAGCCATTAGATCACGTAATGATCTCTTGAACTGGTGCTTATCTACTGCCAACACCAGTGCTTGCCTATGTTCACTCCACGCAATTGTGGAGTCAATGAAAATATCTATCTCGTCTCGCATTGTCTCATGCTCCAATAATTAGTCCAATTGTGAATCCCCAGATCCACCACAGGCAGCCTTTCCAGAAGGGTAACTCCTGCGCTGTCTCACAGACAGGCTCTCGCCTGTTTTGCTCTTCGCTAGTATGCTCTCGTTCGTCTGCCATGTCTACTTACTCAACTCAATAATGAACATATACACCAGCCCTAGCCACATGAACATCGCTGGCACTGCCATAATTGATCCCGACAGTATGCCGTCGATGATCTGGTTGCGCCGTCTGCGCTGTCGCTTCTGTTTCGCTGTTCTCATGCTGCCACAACCTCCAGTTGATGCTGTACCTTGTGTTCCTCATATGCTCGCACTAGTGAGTTAATGCCTCTGCATATCTCGTTGTAGCTCTCGTGCGTGAGTTTGATACGTCCGTTTTCCTTCAGCGTCCAGATACCATCAACTCGTGTTAACTGTAGTTTTCTCATGCTGTTTGCTCCTGTTGTTGCTGTTGTTAAAAGTCTCGCACCACTACGCCGCCATTGTCAAGCAGTAGCACCATAGTATGGTCGTTTAAGTCGTCAAGTGTCTGGATATCGTCGCTGTACTGGTCGCAGGCTTCTTCAATGCTGTCATATTCTGACCACTCACAGCACAACCCAATAACATCAAGCTGGATATCT